TTCGCTACCTTCGCCAGAAACATCCTCAACAGGGGTCTCGTTGGCGGTTTCCTCGGCGGGGATCTCGTCGGCGGTTTCCTCGGCGGGGATCTCGTCGGCGGTTTCCTCGGCGGGGATCTCGTCGGCAGAATCTACCACAGCGTTTTCCTGGGTGGTGTCTTCCACGGGTTCCCAGTTCTTACCGCTGATCTTATTGGTGGTAACGATCAGCTCGCCGGATTTCTTGTTTCTGTAGGTCATGGATTACGCTCCCTTCACGACGCGGGCAAACGCATCCTCACACAGGATGCCCCAGCCCACATGTGCGGTGGCACGCAGGTAAACCTGGCCGTGGCCCTTCAGATCCTTGCCGGTGTTGTCGGGATCACCGTAAGGAATAACTTCCAGCTTGACCTCCTTGGCATAGCCCCACTTGAAGCAGTTGGCAAAGTCACCAACAATGGCCATGTCCTTGGAGTCGCCGAAGGAAACGGTGCTGTTCACGCTGGAAGCAACGCCGTTGACCTCCTTGGGGTTGCCGCCCCACGCCAGCTCAGCATAGCGCTTGCTGCCGTCCTGGTTCTTCAGCTTGCCCATGGCAGAGCCGAAGGTCTTGGACATTGCGATGCCGGTGGCGTCAAAGTCGCCGATCAGCGCAACGGCGTCATCCACGCACTCATCGGGGGCTGCGGCATCGTATTCGACAGTCTGATCGCACTTGTCAAAGTGGTACTTGATCAGGTCGGAGGCCTGGCCATCCCTGGGGTTGACACCGTGCATGGCCATGATATCGATACCACGGGCCAGCTTTGCAGAGAAGCCGGCATTGAAGCCTTCCAAAACATCCAGCTGCTCTTCCTCGGATGCAGTCATGAAGCTTTCGGAGACACGGGCACCATACTCGACTTCAACGGGGACGACCTTTACAGGGGTAAAGGTAACACCGCCATGGCGGCGCTCGGAATTCTCACCGACCAGATCCACCTCGTTGTCCATGGAGAACACGAAGTGCTTGCTGCCGGTGAATTCCACAGGGGTCTGTGCGCTCAGGGCAGCCAGGGAGGACTTGCCACGCACCTGGTTAAACAGATCCTTGACAAGCTTTGCATCGAACAGTTCGCTCTTGGTGATTTCAGGCATAATAAATTATTCTCCTTTCATGTTGCGCAGCAGGTTTCTCAAACCTGCGCGAGTGCCTTTTTCTTCGGTTGCGCCGGGCTTGTAGGCGGGTGCAGGGCCCTTGATGCCGTTTAGTGCGGCAGCCATGGCATCTGCATCGGCTCGGATATCCTTTTCCGTCTCTCCGGCAAGACGGCTCGCCATTTCGGGCGGAATGCCCTTTTCCCTGGCGATTTTCTGCCGCAGCTCGGCGGTCTGATAGCCCTTGACCTGAGCCTGCAGGGTTGCCACGGTGTTGGCGTGGGTGTCCCGCTCAGTTGTCAAGGTCTCCACCTGCTGCTGGAGACCTGCGACATCGCCATAGCGTTCACGCACGGCGGCGTCGAATTCCTCCTGGGTATTGATCGCGGTAAATTCTTCGGCCATTTGTTACCTCCTTGATTTATTTACCACCGGCAATGCCGGTTAGTATCCGATTTTTTGTTTTTTCTTGGGCTTCGACTCAGCGCACTGCCAAAATGCTAAAATCATGCTGTCCATCAGTTCGACCTTGGCTCCATCGAGAATCGCCTTGAATCCGTATCCGCCATTGGAGCCGATGGCTCGCTTTTCACAGTTGCTGACGATCTGTACCAGCGAAGGCTGGCCCATGTGACAGATCTGTTTTCCATACAACGCCTGAGAAAACGCAGTATTTGCGGTGATGATCTGCTTCACCGTCGGAAGGACAGGTAAGCGCAGTTTCTTTCGCTTCATGGCTTCCGCCAATAGCTCCTGTCCATTGGCACCGTCCACCACTACGCTCTCATACTCTGCATGTGTGAGAAAATCCAGGATCCATCCATTTCCCAGCCGCATGGTGCGGCAGTCGATGGATTCCACAAAAATACGGCCATCGGCGGTTTTTACTGCAATCGACATTGCGACGCTGTCTCCGTCATGGCCGTATTTGATGCCGACAAACAGCTTGCCGGTGAGCTGTGGCAAGGTATCACATTGCAACTCCTCCCACTCCCGCTTGCTGATTGCGGATTTTTGGTTGTATCTGAGCCAAAGGCCCAAACGCTGAATGTTAAAGTCCACCTCATCGGGGCCAACTTCGTCCAAGATAGAACGCTCTGTGAATACGGTGCCCAGGGATGGGTTCGTTTCGTACCACGCCTCTTTGTTCATGGGGTCGGTCATTTCATCCACCGACCATTCTGCCCACCCTGTATTGACCGTCTCGCCCTGCAGAGCAGCGTTTCTAAATTTCAGGAACACTGTGCCGGAGGAAACAGGCGTTGGGGGTGTACCCAACATAAGCGTTTGCGGATTCTTGCTGTCCGTGACCACATACTTGAGGGCGCTTTCCTGATCATCCTGGTACTCCTGCGCCTCATCGATCACAAGCAGATCAAAGCCTTCGCCAAGGCCTCCCTTTGAGGAACGGGTTCGGAAATCAATTGTGCCGCCACCTTCGCCCAGCAGCACGATTCGTTCAAGGCCCAGCTGCTTGGTGTAGGTGTAGTGCTTCTCGTATTTTTGGTTTTTCTTGATGCGTGTCACTTCCACATATCCAGCCGCATCCAGCAGGGCTGCCAAACGGCGGGATGCCGCTGTGCTGGTTGTGGTTCTGTGGGCTGTATGCAGGATACGCTCCCCATGCTCCAATCCCCACAGCTCCCGGATGGTTACGATCTCGTTCTTGCCGTTTCGACGCGGGATCTCCCATCCGAATTTGGTATGCACCCATAGGCCGTCTTTGTTTACGGCAAGAATGTCATACATCATCAGTTCCTGCCACTCTTGTGCCTTGCGGCCGGAGCTGGCCCACGCTGCGTTATAGGCGTCTATGGCTTCCTGGCCATACGTTTCTGTGTAAGGCAGAACAATTGATTTTGTCGGGGTCTGCCGCCCCAGCCTCGGTGCTGCCATAGGCACCTCCTTCCGTAAAGCATGAAAAAAGCACGGTGCAAAATGCATCGTGCTTTTTGAGATTATCAGCAATCAGTTATGCCAGGTATTTTGCGTCAATGTCGAAATCCAGGCCGACAGAAGCAAGATCATAGCCAGAGAGCGCACCCTGTATGATAGTCAGCGTTTCGGCATAGGCCAAAAGTTGACCCTTTTCCACCAAACTCAGATTATCTTTTCCCTTCGAAAGAATCTCGTCGGCCTCTTCCACGATATTCTCTACGACTTCACGCATCAAGTTTTCATTCATAGTTAAAACCTCTTTTCAAATGCAGCAATCTCAATTTCTGCCTGTTCTGCGTTTCGAATCATGTCCTTTTCCCACTTGCGAAGCAATCCGGCTTGGTACTGTTGATCCTGCGACGCCCAATCCGCCACATAGGATTCCGGATGCTGAATTTTATCTGCATGCCTCTCGACCTGCGCCACACGATTTACGATTGATTTTTGAAGCTGGCTTTTTGTTTTGTTCATGGCATCGTTATAAACGCCAAAATGCCGTTTTCCAGATACAGCGGCCTGCCAAATCTTGGCTCGGTCTACGGAAACTAGCTTCCGAACCGTGTTGTGGAAATCTTTAGGATTAAATATCCCTAGGTTTCCTAGGTTAAACTTTTTTCTTTCTTCAATGATATCACCTTCTCCCGCAGATGTCCACTTTTTTGTGTGGACATTCTGGCGCTTCCCGCTGCCCGGGTCATAATCCACGGTACACCTGCAGTTTCCATGCCGACGGTATATATCATCTGGCACATCGGGATAGTCATATTCACCGGCCAGGGAACGGCACCACTCGCAGCATTTCCACTCCGCCTTGCGTATAATCTTAGGCCGCAAACCAGTTTTGCCCTGAAAGCGCACATTTTCCTTCAATGTCGCATCCACGACCATTTGGGAGAACAGCTTCACAGGATCTCCTAGCATCCAGGCAACATCGTCGAAATTGTCCGCCGCTGAAACGGTGTTGATGATACCGTCGATCTGATCTTCATTAACTGCCACCGTCTGGGCTTTCAGCCCAATGCCAGCCTGCTGATTCAACGATTGCTGGACAGTTGCAGCTGCATCCGCCACCATGGAATGATCCTCGTGCAGCATGGGGCGCAGCACCCGATCGGCGATATTAAAATACATCTTGCCATCCGGGAGCACCGCAGAAGAGAGATGCTTCCCAAACGCTTGGGAAAGTGCGTCTCCCACGAGATAGGCATAATCCTCAGCTTCTGCATATGTGGCCGTCCCATTCTGGATGGCCTCGTGAAGCGCCGCAATTTGCTTGCTGCTGTTGATCTTTTGGGTGAATGTTTCCCGAATATCTTCCAGCAAGCCAGGGGCGATATCTTCCACGGCCACCACCTCAATCCTCGGGATCCACGCCGGTCATATCACGGAGGTTGCTCTTCCCAAAATACCCAGGCACGACCTGGTTGATCTTGGACACGGCATCTCCGATGCCAGACATCATGGAGGCATCCGGCTCAAACACCGGCTCCCAAGCCAGTTTGGTCTGATACAACTGCTCCCGTCTGTATGGGAAATCATCCCGGACACATGCGGCCAGGTATCCCACATTCAGGAACCCGGATCCGAAGGTCTTCTGTGCCTTCCGAGCCAGCAGGCGCAAGCTCTCATGGCTGGCTTTGATGGCATCTGCGCTGGAGGGATTATCTGTAACGAAGCCCAGGTCATCAAGCGTCAGTCCCGTTTCGCCGGCAAACAGCGACGCGAAGGTGCGCAGCTGCTCGGTGAAAGGACTCATGGATTGCTGAGAGAATTGTCCCAGCTTCGGCGCTTCTCCCTCTTCGTCCTTCGTGAAGGTAAGGATCGATGCGATTGTTGCCTTCCATTGATCCATCTCCTCCGCATCATTCGACAAACCCGTCGCATATTTCTGCGGGAAACTGTAAAATTCAGCGCTCACCTCCGACCGCAGCAGTGTTCTCAGCGCACCCTGCATCAGATTCATGCAGGCACGACTGATACGGGAATGGCCAAAAGGCCGGACAGCATCGGGCCGATAAATGATCGGAACCAGCAGCGGGAACGGCGCGGGATTTGTGTCCGTTCTGATATGCACGCCGCCCTGGTAGTAATATGTGGCACCCGCCACAAAATAGGCTTCCAGCGAAGGCGTGCCGGAATCGTTGCGCTCCAGCACCGCATAACCTTCTTTCAAAAGGCCGTTGATGGGATCCGGCTCTCCCGTGGCATCACCACCGGGGATCACCTGCAGACGCGGAAAGCCTGATTCGTCTTTTGCGATATAGACAAAGCAGCAGCTGCTGATCAGGGCGGACAGCATAGCACTATCAGGCAGAATATCCATGTTGTTCATTTGGAAGATGGTCTGCAGGTCGAAATTATCATTCCGAAACTCCCGGAAATTCAACCGACCCGCCAGAGTGTCCACAGCCTTGCCGCACCAGCCAAGTGTTTCAGCCATCCACATAAACTCTGCCGGAATCAGTGTACGCACATATTTGATGCCGTTTTTCATGTCATAATAGCGATAACGGAGCAACACACGATGCCGCTTCAACGCCAGTTTGTTCTTCAAGTACGGAATGCCCTTGTACGGCACTACGCAGCCCTCCTTTTTGTGTTTCACTCATGGACTTCTCAGCGAGAAATATTCCCAGTACGCCCGGGGAAGGTCAGAAACGCCCCTGGGAGGGGGGTATGCCCCCTCTAGCTTGACCTGTAAGCAGCCCAATCACGGGACAGGGGTAAAATGCGATTTGAAATAACATCGTCCTCCTCGGCCTTCCTGTGGCGTCTGAGAAGCTTGTCGCTTTTTTGACGATTGCAAGTCCAATGCGCAAGCTGAAGGTTTGCCAGGTCGGAGGGGTGGCCGCCTTTTGCCACCGGAACAATGTGATCCACGCAAGGCGACAACGGGTGCGGATATCTTAAAGCCTTATCGACAGGCTTTCCGCATATACCGCAAATCGTTTGTGTTGCCATGATCTTCTTGCGTGCCCTCTCATATGCCAAACGATGCGTGCCGTCTTTATCCGGGCGGTTTCTTTTGTTTTGGCCTTCTGCCATCGTTTCTCCTCTTCTGCACAGCTTAGGGGGGAGGGGGGTGTTTTTTCTCCGGCGCTTTTTATTTTCCCCATTCCCACCCACCAGCGTCTCCTATGCCGGTATCCATGCTAATAAAATACCAGATCATAACGCTGCATAGTCCGCACTTTCAAATCATTTCCATATATTTTGCGATATCAAGTAGGAATTTCCGCCGCCGGTCATAGAAACAGGATCGCTCCATGGTATCAACGCAGAGTCGTTCAAAGGGGTATTTTCTGCCGTCTATGCAGCTTTTGAAAATAGCCAAACGGAGAAGCTCTTTATCCTTCGCCTGCAGATCTTGGCCGATTCGTTCTGCTGCATACTCAACAGCTCGCATTCTGCGTGTCTCGGGTAAATTCTCAAGTGCCAGTATACTCTGCGTAATGTCCTCCGTGGTTCTAGAGGCGTTGTGACCACTTGGAATAATTGCGCCGATGTGCTTTTCCGTGTTATATGGGTCTTCTGGATCTGTGTAGATCGTGACATGATTATTCGGAGACTTGCTTATTAGTTCCAGTCGGCGCTGCCGGTATTCTTCCCGGCGGCGAGCATAGCCCTTCACCAGGCTAAGGCAATTTTGCTTCACATCATCCGGCATGCTTTTTACTCTACTCAACGGGAATACTCCTCCTTTCCGGCAGTGGTTCTAAAACTTTACGCATTTACGAGGCTATACATAGCTGACCCGAGGATCAGCTTGATTCAGAGGGCGGCCGGTGCTTTCGTTTCCGCTTAGGCCGTTTGATTCTTACATACTTGAAATAACAGCACCCATAAGGCGTTTGCTTTGTCTCCACCAGCTCATAATCCTCCGGCGCTTCCGGCGGCTTGGATGGCGAATACTCTTCCTCTACCTTCTCGGCCGGCTCGATATCCGGCCTCCTGGCGTTCTTCGTGACAAACCAGCGGTGGCCACCCTGCTCAGGCTTCCAATGCTCCCACAGATAATTGGCAAGGCCTGTGTAATCCTGGCCCTGATCTTTTCCGTCGTAGTAGTTGTGCTCTCTTAGGTGGTCTATCCGAACAACTGTTCCATATTTCCACTTTTCCTTAATAAAGTCCTCCGGGACTCCTTCCGATATCATGTGGAAGTGAATTCTGTGGGTACTTTTCCCTCGCCCCATGACAAGATATATCACCGCCAAAGGGTACTTGCGTTTGAAAACCCGTACAATGTTTCTTCGAATCTGCCGGGCTTCCGAAAAAGTATGTACTTCGTTTTCTACATCGAATGTTAAAGTGGAATACAGTGATGTTGTCGAAAAGTTTTCATTTACGATCTGAGCGTTCAGTCGGCGGGAGATTCCTGCCTTGTGGGCCTCACGCTCTGAATCGTCCCGAAATCGAGGCCGCCTGGGCTTCGCACCGGCAACATCTCGCACTCGATCCGAAACACTGAATGTCACCTGCTCCAACACTGCGCCCGAAAAAATGCGCTTTTTTAGTCTTTTCACCAACATCACCTCTTTTGTTTGTGAGCTCTGTCTCGGCGCCGACGATCGGCGGCATGACACAAATCACAGTGCGGTGCGGAGGGCTTTGCCCTCCGACCGTTTTCATGTTTTCGAATCGGTTATCTTTCTGATATCCTCCGCGTCGTCCGGCTCTTCAAAGCGCTCTGTACCGAGGGATTTCGGTCTGACGCCGGCACATCGGCGCTCTACGATTCGTTCTCTTTCCTCCGGGGTGGTATCCGCCACAAGCTTTCCATAGCTGTAACGGCCGCAGGCGTGCTTTCCTTTGCGTCGTTCCACCTCTTCAACCAAGGCATGGATCGCAAAATCGCCTCTGGACTTATCTTCGTCCTTCACCAATTTCACCTCCCCTCATTTTCTGTGCATTCAACTCAAATTTAAGGATTTTATACCGCTTGATAAGTTCCCCTATCAAATACCTGGTGTCATAGCTTAGGTCTGCGGATTTTGCCTGCAGCTCCTTTATAAGATCTTCATCCGGCATTTCAGCACCTCCTTGTCCAGCTGCGCTCGGCTTCGGCTTGGGTGGGTGCCCGTGGTCCTTCAGCCAGGCAGCCGTTACATTCCAGATACCAACCCTCAGAGTCCCGATCTACCAGCAGGTTGTCGCTGCCGCAGAAAGGACAGCCCGGCAGATCCTGCTGCTCAGGCCCTTCTCCGCAATAGGGCATCTTCTCGGCTTCGTGCTCCTCCAGCGCCCGCTGCGCGCCGGCGGCGATCATCTCCCCGATCCGCTTCAAAGCATAATGCTCCTGCATGCCGGGCGGCATCTCCCGCCCGGTCTCATATCGTAATCCACCCGCCATGGTCATTCCTCCAGCATCAGCTGATTGTTTCGGTATATCTCAAAGACAGTCTGACCGTTATTGTTTACCATGTACGGGAGGAAGATCTCGTCCAGATGCACCATCTCACTCTCCAAGATCGCCAGCTGGGCTTCCACCCAATCCTTCACGATCCGCCACGCCACTCGCTCAGCCTGTGCCCGATCGCACTTTACCTTTTGACGCTGCAAAACTGCCGCTACCGCATCCACATTTGCCGGCAGCCGAACGCCACGCGGACCAAATGGTGTGTCTATCAAGAACAGCAGCGCGGCAATTCGTCCCACATCATCATAGTCCTGCACGATTTTCTTTGCACCGTGACCTACCAGCTGCCGCTGGATCTCGCCAAGGGTTGTGTAAACATCCACTTTGGTTGTATAGTTCAGTAACGGCATCAGCATTTCCTCCTATGGCAGCCTTCGCAGGTTTTGTATCCCATCTCCCAGCAGGTGGCGCAGGGATCATTCGTCTTTTTACGGCATTCACACCGGCCCGCCACATATCCGGGGCACTTCCGGCAGGATTCCTCCCGCTCCTCTTTCCGGCTGAGCTGAGAAGATTTTGCACAGCAGGCAATTACAGCCGCACCGACCACCAACGCGATCAGAACCGCAAGCGCAATAAGAATCGTCGATACTTTTATGTAAAACATAGAACCTCCTGTTTTTGATAAAACAAGTATTTACTTTTGTGCAATTAGCCTCGCTTTTCTACGGTTCTTTTTTCGAAGCCACAAATCTGCTTTAGCATTTGGAACACATTTTTTTATCATTCCAAGTTTTCTCGGTTTGCTCATATTTCCTCCTGTTCTATTAAGTCAAACAAACTTGGCTGCTCCATCTCGGATTCCTCTGCCTGCAGGTATGCAACACCATCGGTGAAATATCCTGCGTTCAGCTCGCAGCCGTAACCGTACCGGCCTAAACGGACAGCCATCATCGGAACTGTAGCAATGCCGCCGAATGGATCAAATATCACATCGCCTTTGTTGGAATACCGGGTGATGATCCGCTCCACAATATCCAGCTGAAGGGGGCAGACATGCAGCTGCTTCCTGCGCTGGCTCTGGGTGGTGTTCAGGGTCTTCATGCGGTTCACATCATCCCACACATCCGGATGGACGGAAGCAGGCGGTACCGTCATGAATTCTTTGCTGATTGCGTCCCGATCTTCCAGCTTCTTCGACAGCTCTACATGGCGGTCATAGTCATATACTTGGGATTTGCTGTACTCTCGGAAGCGGCGCATGCGGTCACTCATTTTCAGCCGTGCCAGCTCATCAGGATCCAGATTGCGATTGCCGGAAGATCTCCAGAATGCGTGGGCATCCAGCTGCCACTGGCTCAGGGGATATTCCTCTTTGGTCTTCTCTACTCGGACATCCGCATAGGCGTGGGAGCAGTCGGTGGGCAGCTTTCGGAACAGCAGCACATACTCCGGGCAGCCAACGCCCATCTTAGTGCCGTCCTTGCACTGCTCTGTCCATCCCAGACGGTAGGTTTGGTTATTCTCCCGAACCACATCCGTCACCACGGTGATCATGCCGAAATAGATAAATCCGTGCTTCATATAGTGCTGAATGCACTGGGCATGGAACGGCTCCATAGAGGGCATACCGTAGCCGGTGACATTACCGAACAGCACTCGGTCTTTCACATGAATGGCAGCTACCCGGCCGGGCTGCAGGATCCGCAGCAGTTCCGGTGTGAGGTAGTCCATCTGTTCAAAGAATCGCTCGGTGTTCTCGTTATGTCCAAAGTCGTTATAGCTTGGGGTGTACTCATAATGGTTACTGAAAGGGATGGAGGTGTGGATCAGACCCACAGAGTTGTCTGCCATCCTGCGTACCTCTTCCACGCAATCATTGTTCACATAGGTCCAGTTTCGACCTCGCATTTCCACTCTGTTCACTCCTATCGATCTGGCCATCCGTTCCGCCTGATGCTCACCCAGCAGACCGTACTGCAATACGATCTCCCGCATTTTCTCTTGGAGTTTGTTGTGGTTCTCCCACTTCTCCAAAAGCACACGCCATATCTGCTCTTCCGCTTCGGTGAAGATCACATCGATAATGACCTGCTCACCTTGCAGGAAGCGGTAGATGCGGTGGATAGCCTGTATAAAATCATTGAATTCGTAATCAATGCCCACGAAGATTGCCCGGTGGCAGTGCCGCTGGAAGTTACAGCCGGATCCCGACAGGCTCTTCTTTGTGGCAAACAGCCGGGTTTTACCTTCGGAGAAATCGATCACCCGCCGTTCCCGTTCGTCATAGTCCATGCTGCCATAGATGTCGACGGTACCGGGGATCTCCTTCAGGATGGTCCTGCGCTCATATTCCAGGTCATGCCACAGCAGGAAGTGTGCATCCGGATCGCTGTCGACGATCTCTCTTGCCTTTGCGACTCTGGCCATAACGGATTCATTCTTTTCCTTGGCAGCGTCCTGAAGGCTGACCGCGGCATCGCGCATCATCTTGACCTGTCCATCAGGATCCACCACATCGCCGATGCGGGTGTTGATCATGTGAATCCTCACATCCAGCGGCGGCAGATCATAGCCGGTGGCATCATATCCCAAGTCGGCGGGACTGCTGAGGAACAGCGCCCAACTGCTGACCCACAGCCAGAATTCTTCCTCCTTGTGGGGATACAGTGTTAGGTTATTCGCTTTGGTGCTGTCCCGCTGGAAGAACCGTGTCAATGCCTGCCCAGTGTCCATGACCTCCAGGTACCCAGCATAATGGATCAGTTCCTTGTATCGGTTGGGGCTTGGTGTGGCAGTTGCCACCAGCTTATATTTCAACCCCTTAAATAGATCCATGAAGGTCTGGAAGGTTTTTGAGCCGTAGGAACGCAGCACCGATGCTTCATCCAGTGCGGCGCCTGCAAAGTAGTGAGGGTCGATATCGCCATCCCGGACACGCTCATAATTGGTCATGTAGATCTTTGCAGGGGTAGCCATGACCTCCGCCATGGTGCGTACATATACCGGTGCATCTATGCCAAGCAGCTGCTGTGCATCTCTGGTAAATTCCTGACGGACACCCAACGGCAGCACGATGACCACTGGCCGCTGCTCATGCTCCTGCACCAGTCGACACCATTCCAGCTCTTGAACGGTCTTGCCCAGACCAAAGGCTTCAAACAATGCCCGGCGGCCACCCTTGACCGCCCACATAACAGCATCCCGCTGATGGGGCTTCAATGCCGGGTTGATATCCTCTGGCCGGACTTCAAAGCCGCTGACAGGCGCAAGTCGTATTTTTCTATGTAAAAAATCTAGATAATCCATAGTTATACACTATCAAGCTGCTCCACCATGTGATTCAGCACCTTTGCTTTTGTATTTGCCCTCAGCTTGTCAGCGGTCTCGGGGTCCTCCTCCCGGATCTCCGCAAGCACATCAATGAATTTGTCCCATGCCTCCTGCATGGCTTCCAGATAATCGCCCAATCGCACCATGTTGGCGTTGGCTGCCCGAAGCTGTTTTTCCAGTTCCTCGATCTGCACCTCGGCGATCTCCCGCTGCCTTGTGGCATTTTGGGCTGCATTCTCTGCGTCGGCCAGCTTCTTTTCCAGCTCCTCGGTGGCCTCCTTGGCGGCCTGCGCCGCCACCTGCTGGCGCATTTCCTCCATCATGGCTTCCGGGATCTGCGGATTTTCACGGGCAGCCTTCAGAGCCTCCTCCGCATTTTTGCGGTTCTGCCGGGCAGTGTCCAGCTGCTTTTTCAGCTTGTCCACCTGCTCGGCCGCAGCAGCAGAAGCCTCCTGTGCTTTGGTCAGATCCTTCGCATAGGCCTCCGCTCTCTCCTTCAATTCCTCCGATGTAGCCTGGGAATCCTCCAGCCGCTGCCGGAGGACATCGTTATTCTCGCAGGCATCCTCAAGCTTTTTCTCCAGATCTCCAGCCTTTGCCTTCATCTTCTCCAGCTCGGCCTGGACCTCGGCCTGCACCTCCCGGGTGGACTTATTCTCCACATCGTGCTCCTCGGCGAAGGACTGACGCAGCTCTGCCGGCAAGGCCAGCATTGCCAGCGCCTTTGTGTAGGTCAAATTCTGAAATGTTTGGGAATTTGCAAAATCATCAAAGAGCGATGCCTGGTTGTCGCCGTATTCCTGGTACAGCTTCATCAGATTATTGGCGCTGGACTGGGAATAGTTCACCCGCTCCTGCAGGTACTTGCCCCACTCACCGTGAGGCACCATGCTTTTGGCTTCCACCAGCCGGCGTCCGATCTCGATGGCGCCGGAGAGCAGACCCCGCTGGGTCTGCACGGTTATGATGTTGATCTCAGCGGTGACAGTTTCAATGTCCCGCACAGGTACCATATTGCTCATGCTGTTTTCGCTTCCTTTCCGGCTTCCTTCATAGCCTGTTCCATTTTCCTCTTAATTTGTTCCTTATGCCACGGCATCAGTATCTCCCGCTCCCAGCGGTCGCAGAAATCAAGCACCTTTTTGGGAATGCTGTGGCTGTGCTCCTTATGAGGCCCGTGCCTCTCGTTTCCATAACCGTGGAGCTGCTGACGCACCGGCTTCCCGGTCATGTTAATATCCAAAGTGTAATAGCACCGCTCCGGCCTTCTGTATTTGCGGATGAAGAATATCGTATGCTTGCCGGAGACATGATCGGCGCCATAGGAATGAACACAGTGCCGCAGCACATCACCCTCACGGATCAGATCGCCGTTATCCTTCGGCAGCACCACGCACAGATCGCCGTCCGTCCATTCCAGATCACGAAGGCGGTTGCGTACCGCCACAAATCCTTCCAGAAACTTTGTCCAGTCGTCCTTGCTGTTTTCCAGCCGATACTGCCGGGACATTCGTTCGTGGGTATCAAACAGATTCCGGGGCCACAGCTCTTCGCTGGTCAACTGGGTGCGGCCAAACAACCGTATTGTCATTTTCCATGTATCCAGCAGCATTCCGGCTTCATTGTTTCGCAATCCCTGCTTTTGCAGATACCGCTCCAGCTTCGGGAAGTCGATCTCCGGCATGATCTTCCGAAGCTCCAGAAGCGTATTCGTGCCGGCAAGGCCGAATGTGCTGTAGTAGGCATCAAACATAACGGCATTTGCCGCGCCGCCATCCTCCCGGTAATTCAACCATGCTTCATACTGGGTCAGGCACCAGCCCTCGGGCCGTATCTTCCGCAGTGTTCGGAAGGATGCCTTATCCATATGCAGCATTTCATGTGGCCGTTTCCCTCCAAAGAACACGCCGGGCAACATCGCATATGGGATTTCAATATCCCCGCCGCTGGATTCTCTTTCCAAATCGTCTTTTACCATCTGACACCAGCCGGCAGTAATCAGATTCTCGATGGTCTTATGGCGGTGCCATGTTTTCAAATAAAGCTGCGGCATCCGGCCGCCGGCACTTACATAGCCGTGAAGCCCCGTCTTTTCGCCGGTGCAGCCCACCAAGCTGGGCAGCTCATTGTAGGTATAGCCACCGTATCGGTAGTTGTACATACCGCCATCCATGGAGGGATACTTGCTGAAGAATGCATCTCCGGAGCTGCTGCTATACCGCCAGCTTTCCTTGTATTGGTCGAAAATGAATCGGTTGAGCCTGCCGCCTTCGTCCAGCACATAGGCCTGCCATGGGCGAATATCGTGATACTCACAGCCATATTCGTCTAAATATCTGCTTACAAGCCAATAAAAGATGGTGGTGTAGATTCCCACATTGTCAACCGATGCCATGCACAGCTTCCATGTGCGGCCGCCACGGAGGCTGGATGCGTGCTGAAGCACCGTAACCGCAGCGCAATACGGGCACAAAAAGCCGTCGTTCTGTCCGATTTGGATATATGTACCCTCTGCGGGATCGTAATCGTCCAAGCTTGGATAGGTGCATCCGTCCGGCCCTTCGATCAGACCGATGCCCTTTTCCCCAGCCTCGCTCACCCAGTCTGTGTAGTAGGTCTCACCGCAAACTGTGCAGTTACATTCTGCCGCCCATACCTTCTTTTTCCTTGTCTCATATTCCTCCCACTCCTTGGGGCCCATGAGCGCCTGCATAAGATTCGGTGCGACGGTTGCGTTTACTCGTTTGAACACGGTAACATCCGCGCCCAGCTGATCCAGGTGATTCTCCAGCGTATATCTTAGGACCGCATCCGGGCCATCCTTCGGAAGCTGCTGGCACATAAGCTTTCTATCCATGCCCGCCACCTCACAGCAGATCCATGGCACCAAGCTTTTTGGGCTTGGCAGGCTTAAAGGGAACACCAAAAAGCATCGGCTGATCGCTCACTTCCGGCAGACCGTAAAATTCCCGGATTATCTTCTCCGCCACATTGGGCGGTACCACCGCGCAGCCTCCCTTTTTATTCTTGTCTGCCCATGCTTTGATCTTCTTTTCAGCTTCCACGATGGACATTGCGGTGTTATCCAGATCCTTATCCACCAGTTCCGCACAATGGGGATCGCTGCGGCAAATATCCTTCAGCTGTTCACCCACCATCCAAGGGGCGGTGTTCTCCTTCCCCTTCTGCTGCGCCTCGATCTTTTCAAATACAGTCATAAATCCTCCTTGCAAAAATCGGGGCTGTATGCTATACTGGCAGTACAGCCCCATATCCTATGTGGTTGTTCTTGAGATCCGGTGCTTTGCTTTGGTCGGCGTGGGCACCGGTTCTTTTTTTACGCAGTCCACTGCATGCCGGCCAGGTGGGCCATCATGGGCTTGTCCGCATCCTCAACATATGCCTTGTTGATAGCTGCAAAACTGTTCACTCCACGGATCATCAGATGCACGCCTTCAAGCCTCACATCCGGGATCTCGCCATATTTGGCCAACGACGCCACAGCCGGGTCCACCAAATGGATGGAAAGATCCGTTGTATCCTGCCACACCTCATAGCCAGACCATTCCAGCTTTGTGCATTTCACCTCCCGGTGCGCTGCCCAATTATCCAGACAGTTCAGCAGATCCTCCAGCGGATCATCCGCCATATCGTAGATCTCTTTCTGCACAGATCCCTTGGACACCTTGAACGCCTCGCCCCGGGCCGGCAGACGGCCCATGTGCTCAGCCAGCAGGCCCAGCACCTTCCGGGGCACATTTCCCATCTCGATACCGACCTTCCACTCCCAGTGGCTCAGATACAGGTATGTATCTCCGTCGATGGGCACGACCACCACATTGTAGCCGCTTCCTTTATAGGCTTCCTTCATCAGACGAAGGAGGCCTTTTTCCATAATTACCATCCCAGCTGCCTCCTGTTTTTCTTTTCCACATTCTCAGAGACCGTGATCTCACAGCCTGTCTTGAAATTCTTGAAGGTTATGCTGCCCTCCGACTCACGCACCACGCACACACCCTCCGGGCAAATGCCGTTTTCTGCAAGCAGCTTGGTCTGCGCTTCGTTTGGTACAGGGTACTTGAAGCTCACACCAACCACCTCACAAAGCCCCGGTCGATGATGATTGCGCCCGCCACGATAAAGATCACCGTGCCGATCTTCAGCACCCAGGGCAGCACCGCCGGCACATACTGTGCGGCGATCAGAGCGGCGGCCGCTGCGATGCAGACCAGCGCCCACGCGGCCATGCGGATCTTCCGCAGCAGTTCAAACCGATTTACCACCCGATTCACCTCTTCGCTCTCTTGGCTCCCCTTGTCAGGGGAGCTGTCGCCGCAGGCGACTGAGGGGTAGTCGCTCTCCTGCTTACCGTTGACCATATCCATCATGGCCTGATCGATCTCTTCCATGCTCATTTTGAAATCTCCTTTGTAATTATTTTGTTCCCAAACGCTTGGGATTTTGGGCTCTCCTTATGTAGAAGATAATGCCGCTGGATTTGACTCGCATCTTAAGCCGCTCCGGCAGCTCCTCCACAATCTCGACCTCTTCCGGCAGTAAATGATTCCGCCGCAGGATCTGCAAAAGCTGAAGTGTCATTCTGCGCTCCCTTCTTTCGGCGGCATGATTCGGCCCATAAGATCAAGGTTACTGTTCATGTGGCCATACACGCCCCAGCCAACAGCAGTTCTTAGAACCTCCGAAAAGTCACGCCCCGATCTCTCCGCCTCCGCAAGAATGCGGTTATACATGTCAGAGCCTTTTTCGATAATGATATCTACATTTTGAGTAATGAATTCTTTCATTTCTTCCGCCCTCCTATTCTGCAGCGCCCAGCTGCTTAAGCAAGGCCGGAACATTGATGTAGTATGTGGTGCCGCTTTTGATATGGGGGATCGTGCCATCCTTGCAGCCGTTTCTCAGGAAAAACTGCGAAAGGCCGGTGGTCTCGCAGGCATCAGGGATCTTTTGAAACGGAGTGTCCTGGCCTTTTTTCTTGGTGTTCATAATACCTCCTTCCGCCACATGGCGGTGCTATCGTGGTTGGTGGACTAGTTCTCAATTCAAGCGGGTTCTTCTTTTGGAGGCCTAGGCTCCATGAAGGCATCAACGCCAACCCCCAGCGCCCAACAAATCGATTGGTACTCCGGCAGCGGCATCCTTCTTTTGCCGTTAAGCGCAAGGTTTAGCTTTGCAGGAGGAATTCCGCTCTTAGCGCTAAGAAAGGCCTGTGAGATACCGTGCGACTCCAAATAATCTTTAATTTTCACGCCAACATCCATTGTTTTCACCTCACAATTCCAAAAATCTTGGAGTTCGTATTTACTCTACTCCAAGAATCTTGGAATGTCAAGAGGAAATCGAAATGAATTTCAATTTTTATGGAATTATTTATTTACAAAATCTAAACCTTATGCTATGTTAAATAAAACAAGCGCAGGAGGTCTGTATTATGGCTTTGTTTGGCGAAAGACTTAGAGATGCAAGAAAAGCCGCTGGGCTTACCCAGCGGCAGTTGGCCGATAAGATTAATGTTTCTAATACATCCATAAGTAATTGGGAGCAATGCGTCAGCACTCCTGATCCTGATACGATCCAAAATCTTTGCTGGGCCTTGGAAATTCAACCTAACTATTTCTTTGATGCACCATTTGCTACAATTCCCGGGATTATTCCAGTTCCTGAAATGCATAGGGTTCCACTGATCGGCAGCATCGCTTGTGGTAAACCCATTCTTGCTGAGGAGCATATCGAAGAATACATCGACATTCCCAAGCATATCTCCGCCGACTTTGCCTTGACCTGCAAGGGAGACAGCATGATCAACGCTCGGATCTTCGATGGCGATGTGGTGTACATCCGGCAGCAAGTCACCGTGGAGAGCGGTCAGATCGCTGCCGTTCTGATCGATGGTGAAGCAACACTAAAGCGTGTCAAGCTGCAGTCCGACCGCATCATTCTAGAACCTGAGAACCCCATGTATGATCCGTTGGTCTATCGTAACGAAGAGATGAACAATGTGCGCATCCTTGGTAAGGCTGTGGCCTTCACCAGCGCTATACGGTAAGGTGAACGCCATGTTTAACATCTTTAAGAAAAAACCAAATCTAGAAGAGGACAGAGCATGGAAAGATATTGACAGACAAATCAGTGCTCTAAATGCTGAATCCGAGTTTGCCAGAAATGCGGAGGATATGACACCACCAGAGTTTCACGGTCACAAGCGCAGATACCATTACAAAGATGTTCAGCCTGTTGTGTTTTGGCAGTTTGGTGGCCGCTATGGCCAATCGTGTCAGAGCATCGGTATGCGGCGTGGGGATCCCATCCAGCTAACCCCGCCACAAGTAAAGACAGAATACCCGCAAGACCTTGCTATCAATTGGCATGGAATAGATGTAGGGCTTATGAAGGGAAACCGTCTTCGTGATATGGTATATCAGTGGCGTGCTGCCGGACTTCCAGTATTGGCTGCCGTTTCATTTGTCGGCGGCGAATCAAAGCTTCTTATCGAATACGCATTTTACGGATCAGTTCCTAAAAAATAAAAAAATGCCCTCCCGGAGTTGCAGCTCCGAGAGGGCGTGTAGAAAACCGTCCACCAACCACGATAGGGGTAGTCTACCCTTTTAGGGTATCATATTTACCCCGGAAAGGCAAGTAAAAATGGCATCTACAAGAGAATTATTCACGAAAAGTGGGCAGCGCTATTATGAGATCATCGTCTCCATGGGCCGCAGCCAGAAGCCCCTCACTTCCAGGTGGTATCCGCAAAAGGGGTGGAGCCAAAAGACCATTGACAGAGAGCTCGCAAAGGCTTCTGCTGAATTTGAGCGAAAGTGCAAATCCGGCGAGGTTTTGAGCCGGGCACAGACCCGAGAGCGGGAGCGGCAGGCGGCACTGGAGGCTGCTCAGATCAAAACACTAAAGCAATATGGTGAGTCCGTATTCATGCCAGCCATTACAATCAAGCGTTCCGAAAATACCCGGGCCAGCTACCAAGGGAACCTGGACAACTGGATATATCCTTCCCTGGGAGACTTCAAGCTTCCCGAGATCACCGCTGCGCAGATTGATGCGCTTTTGACCTCGATGCAGGAGAAAGGAAAATCCCACGGCACCGTGATCAAGATCTACACCATTTTGAAAGGGCTTTTCAAACGAGCATACAAGGCCGATGTTATTGATCGAAACCCCATGGATAAAGTAGATCGGCCAGAGCCCCGGAAAGATGAAATCAAAAAGGACGATGCCGAAGCCTACACCGTTGAGGAGGTCCGCCACATTCTGGCCAGTTTGGACCAAGAGCCACTGCAATGGCGCGCCCTGGTCCGCCTGTTGATTGATACCGGAATCCGCCGGGGCGAATGCTGTGGATTGCATTGGAAGGATGTGGATTTTCGCCAGAACACTATCGCCATCCGCTGCGAGCTGTGCTACACACCAAAAAAAGGCGTATATCTCGACACGACCAAAAACACCCGCATTCGCAAAATTGATGTGGATCCCGATGTGATGGATCTGCTGCGGCAACTCCGAAAGGAGCAGGCAACACAAGCGATCAGCCCGTATGTTTTCTCGCAAGGGAAAAGTCCGGCGCCCATCCATCCACAGAGCCCCACGGGGTATCTGCGTAAGTTTCAAAAGAAATACGGCATTGACCACCTACACCCTCACAAGCTACGGCACAGTTTTGCCAGTATTGCCATCACTCATGGAGCCGATGTGGCCAGTGTTTCCGAAAAACTTGGACATTCTGATAAGGCCGTAACGCTTCGCATGTACACCCACGCCGATCAAGAGAGCATTAAACGAGCAAGCAACATCTTCCGAGACGCCCTAAAACAGCCTGACGCAGACACAGTAAAGGAAGCTTAAAAACAAGACAAAAACCAAGACATTCACCAAAAAGCAAGCAATTTTAACCGCCACGAAGCCACAGCAAGCTACAACAAGCAAAACCCGAAACCCGTTGCGGCTCTAAGACGTTTGCCAGCAAGCCGCAACAATCTACAGCAGCCCGCCACAGCCTTTTCATTTTTGGTAAGGATGAGGTCGCCAGTTCAAATCTGGCTAGCAGCTCCAAAAAAGAACCAACACCATTCGGTGTTGGTTCTTTTTTTCGCTGCGCCGCCAGATTTGAACCATCTAAATGCAACAGTCCGGTGGACTGTTGCTGCCACCAGTTCAAAAACTGGTGGCTACAATAATTTTGCCGCAGGCAAAATGCAAACAAATCTGCCAGCAGCTCTGCAAGCTCTGTCTGCCATCGGTCCTCCTATTGCTTTCCCCCGTGGTTCGTGGTATGATGACAGCAGAGATCAGACAGGGAGGGATCATTTATGAAATTTATCAATCAGCGGGATTATCCCCACTTGCCCTATGTGACCAAAACGGATATGGAAAAGGAAGAGGACCGCGCGGCAGGCAAGAACACCACCGTGGCTTCCTCCGCCTGCGGTCTGTGCTGTGCCGTTATGGTGGCTGACCGGCTGCTGCCCAACTGCGATTTTGATCTGAGCCAGGCCATTTCCCTCTCCTACGAAGTGAAGGCCAACTACCGCAGAGGCACCTCCTACAGCCGCTTCGCCCCTGCCTTTGCCGAAAAGCTGGGTCTGCGCTACGAAAACGCCGATGACCTGGAGGCCCTGCGGAATTGCCTGCGCACCGGCGGCGCGGCAGTGGTGCTGGCCCGGGGCGACCGGGACGGTCAAGTGGGCCTGTTTACCCACCGCGGCCATTACATCACCGTCCTCAACGAAGAGCCCGACGGTCGTTTCGCCATCCTGGATCCTAATTTCTATGCGGGCAAATTCGAAGAAGAGGGCCGGCAGGGCAAAGTGGAGCTTTGTAACGGTGTGATGCTCCTCTGCTCCGGCGAAGTGCTCCTGGAGGAAGGCAGCAAGGAATACAAGCCCTTCCACCTGTTCTGGCGCAAGTAA